CCATTCGAATTTCGTTGCTGTAGCCGTTTTTGTTTTTGCCCTTCACCGTGGCGGACGAAAACATTTCCACGTCGTCCGTACTCGCGTAGTCCCAACCGGCCCCACGAAGCCGCTCGACGCGCTCGTGTCGCGGATCGCTTCCGCACCGGTCGAACGCCCAGTGGTAGTGATATTCTTTGTTTTTGAATACGCGGACTCGCGTCGATTCGGGAAGGTGCAGGGGACGCGCGGAGATTGAAGGGTTGATTAAATCGCGAAGCTCGTCGTTCATCGCGGACGGCTGAATCCCATCCGGCCCCAGAATTTCTCTGACGCGCTCGTATACGCCGTCTGACATCAGACCCGACCTTTCCGCGCGGAATCTTCAAACTCTTTCGGGTCGATGTGCAGCTTCGCAAGTTGTTCCTTCGCGGACATCGTGCGCGGACCTTGCGGCGTGTCGTAGTGCCACACGAGCGACGGGTCGTTCAGGATCGAATCCGGTTCGTTGCTCACGCCCGACTTATCTTCGAGGAAAAACTCTTTTGTCTCCGCGTTCCGTCGCAGTCCGCCCTTGCGCGCTTCGCGAGCAATCGCGAGGTCGGCGCAATTCTGGCAGTACTCGGCGTAGTCGGGCTGCGCCTTGCGAGCAACCGGTGTGTCGCGGAACATCTGTGCGATCTGCGGTTTCAAATCTTTGAAATCTACGGGTAGGGTGTCGAGCACGTCGCGCTCGATGAAGCGTGCTGCGTTCTGAACGTTCTGCTCGGCGAGGGCGATGTTCAGGCGGGTTTGCTTTTCTGCGTCGGTCAATTCGCGCGGGTTTCCGTTTTCGTCGCGGGGCCGCGTATCAGGAGGGGCAGTCTTTGTCGCTTCGGCTTTGATTGTTTCCCATTCGCTCTTGAGCGCCGTCACGTTGTCCGTGATTGGCTTCATGCGCTCATCGACCATCGAACCGAACCGCTCGAACATTGCGTCCATTTCGGCTTTGGACTGGTCGTCGCTGCCTTCGGGAGGTTTCTTAAACCGGTCTAACATGCCCATGCGTACTGGCCTCTCGGACAGGAATGTACGTACTAGCACTTTGGTTTGTCAAGTCTTTTTCCGATAGACCCTGAAGAAATTTTCGCCAGCTCGACTTTGTGACCGCGAACCGGTCGAAAACTTTTCCGTCCATCACGAGGTTCAGTGTCTCTCGTTCGGGATGTTTGAACATGCTCACTTGTGTTCCGACCTCCAGTCTTTCAAATCTTTTCTGAATCCGAGATTCATTTCGAGCTGTGCAATCTGTCCGCGATAGAAGTCATCATGTGCACGTGAACGATCACGCACCAGGCGGAAGGTTAGGTCCGCCAGTTGGTCCGCCCATTCCGCCTCCATCGCCGCCCATGCCGGGGAGTCCACCAGGGACTGGGACGCCTGCACCGCCTCCCTGTCTGCGAATTGACGCGGCCATCTCAGCGATTCGGTTTGGTGCTGGTTGTCGTTGCGCTTGCGGGCCATTCGGTTGCTGTCCTTCTGCGGGGAACTCGATGTTTGGAACGAACTCTTCGGGATTGTCTGCGAGTTGGAATTCTCGGATCATCTGCTGGAACAAATGCATTTTCCCAATCGCAGTTTCTTTCAGCCACTTTTTGTAAAAATCGGGAAGCTGAGAATCCTGCGTCGCTTGGATCGCCGTTGACATCGCCTTCACGTAGGCATCGTAGGCCGGATTCAAGAGCATCAGATTTTGCTTGGTGACTTCGCGATTCGAACTCGCGGTCTGCGCGCGCACAGGAATTCGCATCCTGCGTTCGAGAAAATCCGACAGCGCCTCATCGAGCAGCTTGTCATCGAGTCCGAACAGCGAGCCTTTTCCGCCGAGTCCCATCGCTCCGTACATGTCCGTGAGCAGCGAGAGAAGTTTTACGTGCGAATGCCGGAAGTCTGATGTGCGGTGATTGTTTCGCGAGTTTCCGTCTTGCAGCACGGCCATCGTGCCCATGCTTCCGAACTGGCCTTTCTTGTTTGCTGTGCCTGCTCCCATGCCCATCACCGGAGCGCCAACACCGAATCGTTCTCGCGCTTGCTGAATCATGCTGCTCTCGTTCGACATCGAGAGCTGGCCCCAATCGACGCTGCCGACGTTGAAATGCTCGAACTCATTTGCTCCGAACGGAAGTGTTGCGCCCGGAAAAACTTTCATGTTCTTGTCGATGTTTCGATTTTGCGGCGACAAGCGATTCAGTCCGAGCATTCCCCACGTCGTTGCGTCGATGCGCTGATTTTTTGTCGTGGAGATTTCATCTTGGAAGTACTGGCCGATTTCTGCGAAGCCTCGCCCATTCATTCCCGACTCGCCGAGCGACAGCCGAGTTCGAATCAGTGGGATCTGATTTTCCGGGATGAAATTAAAAACGCAGTTGAGCAGTGTTTTGGTTTCGTTGTGATACCACGCGATGAGCCGGTATTTTCTTTTGCCAACGTACCAGTAGAAATAACATTCGAAAATATCCCACTCAGCAAGAATGCGATCTTCGTCGGCGACGATGCCCTTGCGGGAATTCTCCCGCTTGCGGATGTCGGTCGGCCCGTAGCGGTCGGGCTTGCCGATAATTTTTTCCACTTCGGCTTTTTTGTACCAGCCTTTGAAAACTCGCTCTTGGAGTTTGCGGCGGTTCACCGAACAGCGTCGCGCCATCAAGTCCGAATCTTCGGGCGTGTCCGCGTCGGGGTCGTACAGCATGTCCTCGTCGCGGAGGTTGATGACTTTCGGCCCTTCGTACAGCGTGGACTCTGCGAATTTATTTCCGCGCTTGCTTAAATCGCCGTCGCCTTCGCCGTAGCCCGTGTGAACCATCTCCAAACGTTTTTCGGGAGCGACGCAGACCCACGCGGTTCCGATCACAGTGGAGTCGTGAAACCACAAATTTTCCACGCGGTATAAATCCAGTTCGCGCGAATCGTTCGAAACAAAATCCATGAACTGCTCAAGCAGTCGCGCCTTCGTCGCGTTCTTGATTGCCTGCTCTTGGCTCTTCGTAGCAGCGAGGTACTTGTAATAAATAATCGGGGCGATGGACCAGATGAGTTGCAGGACTCGGGAGGAAAGTTCGTCGGTGGATTCACCGATGATTGGGTGTACTAAATTCGCACAGTTCTCGAACGGCCAACTCTTGTTCTCATCGCGGGGCCGACCCGATGCGAGCCTTCGCCACTCTGGAACTTTTGACGTGTGGCGATTCTTTAGTTGCCGCTGCCGCGTTTCGATCTGCTCGTGCAGCCACTTGTTGATCTGCTCTTCGACATCGGGGCCGAAAGCAACGCTGCGCATTTCGAAAGCGCGTTGTGAGCGGTACGTGAGGCGCGGAGATTCTTTCTCCGGCTCGCTTTGAACGGGAGCGGCGGGGACAGCTTGCGGGAGTTGCGTTGGCACTGCGGACGCCATGCGCGGGAGAATAGCACAAACCGAAAAGCACTCGTTGAATTTTTACTCCGCTCGGTGCTCCCCGGAGTCTTGAATTGGCCCGAACGGTGGTTTCGTTGGGTCGATGGGGCATCACCTCCCGTCAGTATCCGCCCGCGCCATGACCGCGCGAAGCGAATGCTTGCTGCTGCGCGAGCACCCATTCGCTCAAGTCCTTGCGCCGTATCCCTTCGAGCGTCGATGGAATCATGCCCACTGCGTTTAAAACTTCTACCGGACCACCAGGGTAACTCTCGTACTCCGCCGTGAATTCTTTGAATGCCTTGTGTGTCCAAAACTGCTTGTTTTTGAAAAGCGACTGCAACCCTTCGATGCGAAGTGTCTGCCCCGCGTCGGAGTCGTCCACGTCCAACTCAAAAACTTTCAGCGAGTGCAGCGGCTCGCGCCGGTTGCGCTCGTCCAAATAAAATTTCAGTGTCTCTGCCGCTTGCTTCGCTAGATAAAATTCTTGGAGCTTCTGCGTGCGCGCCGTCGCGTAGATCAAATCCAGAAAATCTCCGAACATGAATTTGCCGACTTCCAACTTGAGCAAGTAAATCCAGTCGCGCTCCGGGTCGTAGCCTGCGACTAGCATTACGTGATTCGGCCTTCGCTTCTTCGGGTCCGCAAGCACCACGATCATGCGCTTGTGTAACACGCCTGCGTTTAAATCTGGAATTGGATCGCCGTCTTTCACGATGTGGCGCAGCATCAAAAAGTTTCGGTAGTCGGATTTGTCCAAGTCGGGACGCGACTCGACGCAAATGTATTTGCGTATCCAGTCGGGTTTGAACAGCGCATCTTCGGGCAGAGTTGTTTTATTCCTGTAGAAGTTTATGTAGTCGTAACTCTTGCCCTCGTGCGCGAGCGTTCGCTTCTGTTCCATCAGCCGTTCCATCGTCCACTCTTCGGGGAAGATTGGCTCGCCGTGTACGGGATGCACTTCGCAGCATCCGCCTTCGGCGTCGTGCGATTCGATTTTAAAATCCGGGTGGTATTCGCGGATGTAGTAATTCAAGTCGCGGTGCGCCCAGCGATTTCCGTTGACGAGCTGTCGCCCGATTCCCGTTTTCGTAAATGCTTCAGGATCGAACCGTGTTGTGGTTTGCTTCCACCAGCGGTACACGCCTTCCATGATTCGCCCGTCGCCTTCGAGCAAGTTGGTCTGCGCTGCGCGTCCTACCGAATCGTCGTTGATGATTCCTGTCGCGTGGATTCCCTGCAACGCTTGGCCGACTGACCGCATCGCGAACGTTGCCGTCGTCATGTCGCCCGGTGCATTGCGATTTCGTTTTTGGAATTTGCTGTGGTTGTTCCACGTCGTACTGCCATCGGGAATCAGGTCGCTGAATGCATACCGGAAAATATCGTTGTGCAAGTAGTGACCGTCGATGGCTTTCCCCATTTCGACTACGCGGGTGTCGGTCTCGTGCGTGATGAGTGTCCTTGCGTTTTGGTCGTGTGCAATTTTCATCCAGCGAATCCAGGCATCGTCGTAGCCGAGGCCGCGCATGAGTTCTTCATCGCGCTCGGTAAACGAAAGCGCCCACCACATCGAAAGCGATTCCGTACACACCGTGGTTTTAAAATGCGACATCGGCATTTCGAGAACGAGATGCAAGTCGTCGGTCTCGACGGTTTGGCACATTTGCCAGTGCAAGAGTTGGAGGCGAGTTTTTTTGAGCACGAAGTTCGAGAAGAAAAACAAACTGCCCAGCGCGTTCAACCGCACCGTGTCCCGAAACTTTTCTGGCGTGCTCTTGTCAATCTCGATCTGTGCCCACTTCACCGGTTTTCCATACTTTCTCCCTGAGCGGGACGAAGATGCAGGTGTTGTTTCCGTAGTAGTGCATCCACCGCTGCTTGCCGCAAGTCGCGCAGCGTCGCGAGTCCATGTGAGCGCAGCGAACGGCCATCTCGTGCGCGGTCAGGTCTTGGTAGTCGTAGCGGTAAGTCGGCTTGGTTCGCGCGTGAGTTTTCCCTTTCATGGGCGAACCTGCTTACGAACTCGCTCGCGATCTGCGCGTGGCATGTTGTAGTAAATCGCAAGCTGCTCTTCGCGCGAGCGCGGAATCGGCGGGATGCCGTGCGCTCGGTTGTATGCGTCTTTGTTCGCCTCTTCCGAAAGATACCGCTTGTAACCGGCGATAGTCGCGGCCTCTTCTTCGGGCGACATGCTCTGGTAGTAGCTGGCCGCTGTTTCTGTTTTTACTTTCGGCGGATCTTTCTTGTTCAAAAATTTCTTGAGGGCTTCGCGAAACTCTTTCGTCTCTTCGAGCGCGGCCTCGCGTTCGGACAGTGGGATTTGTTCGTAGTGAGTCTTCGGAGGTTGGAGTAGTTCCAATTCAATGTTTACTGCTTCGAGTACTTCCGCTGGAGTTGGCCGGAATTTGCAACTTCTTGTCACTCGGAGAAATGCTTTGTGGAGAATCTCCGGCTTCACGTCCTTGAATGTTTCGCGGAACACCAGCGCCAGTTCCTCCGTTGGGTCGTCCTTCCAAATCTGAAGTGAGAGCGCCCACCAGTCCGCTAGAACGTCCAAAGATTTTCTCGCTGATCTGTTGGCCTCGTTCCCTTCGTTGGTCCGCTCGATTTGTCTGTCGTGTGCCATTGCTTCCTCCATTTTTTGGTGGGATAGCTTCCCAGTATTTTTCAGTCAAAAATTTCTTCGGGTTGGGAATCCAGCGACTCCCCTCTTGCCACTGTTCACAAGCGACCCACGAAGCAATGCTCTCGGCGCATTTTTCCTGGTCTATGGGTGACAGTGCAGCCCACAACTTGAACGTCCCCATCTCGTCTATTTTTTTCGGGTAGGGAATCCAAAAGATTTGGAAAAACGCGCGCGCATGTTCTTCCCTTTCTGTTAAGGCAACGCGCGCGCCACCCTCCCCGATTTCAGCCGAAGGCATAAAGTCTTTATAACGGCTATGGATAGCATCGTCCTGAGCATCGTCGCAAGCATTGCTTGTGGGAATACTTGGAGCATTACTCGGAGTATCCTTATGCCATCTACTTTTCCATGCCTTCTCCGACTTCTTTCTCCTTAACTCCGCTTTACTTAGCTCAATCTCGAATCTTTTGTTCGTGTAGCCGTCGTCGGTCAAAACGAAGTACTTTTCGAGTACAAATCGGACGGCGTTACGCTGCATTTTCGTCGTCGCTTTGGACGCCAAATATGCGTCGTTTTTGCTCCTAATTGGACGTTCTGTGAGGTAAAGATGATCGAGTAGACGGGTATATGCGCAGTCTTGGACCCACGTTAAAGTGGCTGTGTCTCGCGCGTAATCACTGGGAAATCGAGAGTAGAAAATCAAAACCCCGCCCTCAGGAGAGCTGAGAACGGGGGCAGGGAAAAATGGGGAAGGCAATTTCCGCCACGATTCGGTATTGCCCCCGAATCAGCGTCGCGAACGATAGCACCCACGCCTAGGGGTGTCTACAAGGAATAATTTAGATGCC